GTCAGATGTTTTAGGTTCATAAAGTATAAAATTTGATTAAAAATTAAATTATACCTTATTAAAAACTTAGAAAATCCTCATAATTAGGTAAGGCTGTGCAACGACAACGAATAGGCTGACCGGGATGCCCCCCTTCTGGCGGTGAATCCCATCTAAATGTCTTGCCCTGTTTATGCTGGTGATCTGGCCTTACACGCTCATCTTTCGCCGTTTGCCATGTGTATGTCTCAACACCCATCGAAAGCTGTCGAGCTTGGTTAATTTGGCCGTTAATCTTGCCCATCTGATCACTAGCAATAAGACGTGCTCGGTAATCAGTAGATAAACCCAATTGCTTAATTGCTTTGGCCAACTCTTCATTGGTTTGGCCGGTCTGTAAAGCATTAGTGATTAGCACTTCAAGTTTATCGGCGTATTGCTGTGGAATGGATTTAATCAAACTGACATTTGCCGTAATGTTTAGATCTACCTCGTCTTGGATATCAGCAGCTCGATAAAACGGCGTAAGATCCACACCAATAATTGTTTTGGTGTGCTCTGCAATTTGCTTGTCCACTTCCTTTTGGGTGTCAGTCACAACCTTTGTGGCCAACGGACGGGAAACCTCAACAACATACTTTGTGAGCTTTTCCCTAAACGCCGCCATCATGTCAGAGAACCATGCATCTCCGATGTTCTGGCCTACTGTAGGAATAACTAAATCCTTAGTTTGTTCCTGACAATATTTTGAGATAGCCAGTAATTGCCGTGTGTAATATAGCTCTACACGGCGGTTTACGTGCACGGCTCTCGCCTTAGAAGCTTTACGACCTTTTTTACGTTTCTTCGCCTGCTGGAGGTGGGGTTTCAGGATCTGAATTATCGTTGTCATTAAGCTTCACCATTGTCTCAAGCTCTTTGATATGTTCTTCATCAATCACTGAATAAACACCATCAATGAGTAGCTGACGTGCTATCTGTGGCTCTGTAATAATGCCCATCTCTAAATATTTAGCATCCCGTTCAGCGTTAGCTTTCTCAACTTCAGAACGGACTTTTGCGTCTAATTGCCAGAGTGGATTGAATACAACGTCTAAGCTTGGAATCTGACGTCCAAATGTAGTTTGAACAATTACCCTTAAAAGCTTCATCATGAATGGCTTTAAGGACCATGTTTGCTTAGTAGCGATACTGTCGTAATAGTTCCGTGTGTCATGTTCGCCTGTTGCATTCATACCCGCAGGTGATTGGCCAAATAAAATCGTATATGGCATATCCGCAGCACCAGCAGCTTGAATAGAGAATTCACGCATTAGATCCGGCAAACCACCAAAGCTATAAGACTTTGAATCGTATTCTTCGTCTTTATCCAAGACGAGCATACCGTTTAAACCCTTTAGTAATCCGACACTGAGAAAACGTTCAACTACGGATTTCATGTCCTCCTTGATCTTATCGACCAAGTTGGGGGTTCTAATCACGTCAATTTTTGATTCATGCACAAGACTTGCTGAGGCTTTCTTAACGGCGGCATGATCAAGCAGATCTTCATAAACTTCCTGCAAAACACTTACAGGTTCTTCATTAACTACATCTGCATGGCAAAATTTGATTAAGCGAGTGTGGTGGATCCGTTGGTTAGATTTACCATCAAGCTTTAGCTTGTAAAATTCAGGCTGCTTTAAAACTCCACCTGCCTCCTTTGGTGATAAATATTTACTGGTATCAGCTTCAATGTGCTTTTTCTTAAGCACCGTGAAAAACTCTAAACGCCCCACGCCTAACTTGTTTAAATCAAACGGTTGATCTAAGTTGCCGCCGTCCACAGTTCCTAGAAGCACATAGCAAACGCCATACAAGCGAGAAAGGACCAAGCTAGATAAGAGCACCCCATCTAAGTTAAAAGTCTTACACGCCTCTTTGAGCTTTAATAAATCGTTATCCTGAATCCCTTCATAGAACCATCCAGCTCGTAACATGTCACTTGCTGGGCGGTTGACGATTCGCTTAGCCAACCAGTGTTGATACACCGCTTCTAATTGCTCATCAGGAATAACTTTCTTAACGAATGAACCATGTGAAGCTTTGTCACGGTCGGTACCAATATTTGAGACAAAGTTTGTATATGCCCCTGCATCGCCAATTGCATCGGGCTTTTTAGTTTCAGCCATAATTTCCTCTAATCAAATACAGTTGGCTTTTTGGCTAATGAATCATTAATCGCATCAATGGTTGGGTCCCACTGGTCGTCATGGTCATGTGTCCAATCAGCAGTAAGGCCTTCAATTTCTTCAATGTAGTTCAAAAGCCACGGTGCATTAGCTGGTAACCAGACACGGCGTTCTTCAACATAAAGAATGACGTCCATTGTCCTTGATAGTTTGTCAGTACTTCGCTGAATCGCACGTATTGGTAAAGTGGTCTGCTTAGATATGGACTGAATTAAACCGGTACCACTCGCCTTATCCTCTACGGCCATATAACGAAGCTTGCCAATCTTTGTGTTACTGTCCTTGTGTTTATTGATAAAAGCTTTAGCTTCTTTCAATAGCTCTGGTGCTTCCCATTTGCCACGCTTCACGTCAATGATGTAAAGGTTATTGTCATAGCCAAGACCAGCACATAAGAACACTGAGAAGTCGTTATGCTCTTTTGTCTTTTGCGCCGTATCTGCCCAAATCGCACGCCATTTAAGAACAGGTAGCTCTAGGTAACGTGGGAACCACTCAGCCTTAACAAGATCACCACCCAGCTTTTTAGGGTTTTGCATGTATTGGCTTGCAAACGTATAGCGTGACACTGTGGCGCCGTCTTTATCTTCCCCGCCTTTCTCCAGCTGCAGCAATGAAAGTAAAGATTCTTTTAATGGCCAGTAGCTTTGTCGGCCTTTCTCATCACGCTCAACATCACGTGGAATTTTGCGCTGTATGTGCTCTGGTAGCTTAATGATGTACTCATCATCAATAAGTGCGGGAATACTGATCTGTTCCCACTCACCAGGTACATTGCCAGTCAACACAAAGTTAGTCGGATCTTCAACGTGCAAACGTTGCATGATCAGAATAATTGGCGTGTCAGATTTAGCTTTACGAGAGTTGACCGTGTTTAGAATTTTACGGTTAGCTTTACGTCTAGCGGTCTGGCTAAATGCATCCTCAGGCTTTAATGGGTCATCAAGAATAATGGCACCGGTAAAGCCCTCATTAGCTAATGTACCAGCACGGCGACCCGTGACCTGCCCACCCATCGAAGCAGAATAAACATGACCTGCGTCATATCCATCGACTGTGGTTTTCCAACTAGACTTAGCGTCCGTACTGGTAGAGATCTTTACTGGCCATAAACTCTGAAAGTCTTCTGACTTAACAATATTTCTAGCTGTTGCAGATACATCCTCTACAAGTGATTGTGAGAAAGATAAATACAAGAACCGGGAACGAGCATTACGAGCTATACCACGGGCAATAAGATTAGTGAGTAATTCTGTCTTACCACTGCCCGGTGGAACGTTAATAACTAAGTTCTTAACCTTGCCCGCAATTACTTCGTCTATCTTGTCGGCAATATATTCATGATGCCAATTGACCGAAAACTTAAAGCCCATGCGAGGTAAGAAAAAACGCCGTGTAAAGAATAAATGTTCTTTCTCACAAAGCTCTCGCTCTAACTGCATTTCGAGCAGCTTAGTATTTACCTTGGAGTTCATCTAACACCTGCTTTATCTGTTCAGGCGTTGCGACAACTTGAGTAACATGTTGAGGTTGCAATGGTTGCCCATCTGCGCCCGTTAATTGGGTTTTACTTGTATTAGTAAATTGACCACCTACTTCTTTGGCAATTTGTTCTAACAGTCCTCTAACAGCCCTAACATTTCGAGAATTTTTGTAGACTAAATCATTCAATATTTTTAGGCGTACAGATAAATTTGCTGTTGGGATATGCTCAGGCTTATCTAAGAAATCCTTTCTCGCCAGATCAAACTCTGCTCTTAGTTCAGCACTAAGATCTTTACCAGCTCTTTTAGTAGGGTCATACGTCTCGACCTGTTGACGTGTCACATCAATGTTAAATTCTTCCTTGACGAGCGATACTGTTTCTTGAGGTGTATTAAATACAGCAAGTGACCGTACAATAAAGAGTTTTTGCTTTTTATTTAAAGATGCCATTTCTCTCTATCCGTCAAGGTACGTCAAGGAAGATAGGCAAAAAAAAGAGCCTCATGGCTCAATTGATTACGCAGTTTCCACAACATTTCGAAATATCTAAATCAGAAACAAACGGCGGGTTTTTAGCAACTTCAATAAGCCTCTTAACACTGTCATTTGCTCCCCAGCGTTTTACAACACCGATAAACTCTTCCACATCGTGACCGGCTAAATAGTGCTTTGGTAAGCCAGTATGATCACTGTAAATAATTTCACCGTCCGAGTCTCGTTCTACACCGATGTGATAAAGCTCATGTTCAAGCAAAGCACAGAACTCGCTATCGTTTGCCTTTTCACAAAAGCTTGCATCGATTGTGATTAAGTAAACTGGAACGAATCCGAACCAGTCGCGCATTTGCTGCTCTTGTCGAGCTTTCTTCCAGCCGCCTTGTTGAAACATAACCTTTTCACATTGGCCGAGCACCATACGCTTAGCTCTGGTATAAGCAGAAGAAGCCCATGCGAAAGCCAAGAAACCCTCATTATCATGAAGCATCTCAGCGATATGGTCGTGATCTGGATTATGTAAAGGTCCACCCAGCGTAAGAAAATTAGCAACTACCCATAGTTTTAAATCAGGTGCAGGTATTAAACGGAGTGCTTCCTCTTCTTCGGCCTGATCCATAAAATCAGTTGGAGGAAATGGTCTGATCTGATCCATTAAATATTTGCCTCTTTAAATTTTTGAGCCATTGGCTTGCGAAATGAGCTTGGATCTGTAATGGACCAGATTCATTAATCTTAAATCTTGGTGCTGCCTCTAACCGAACAACGGTATATCCCATTGATTCAGCAACATCGTAACGGTCCATACTCCACGCCTTTGTTGCCAGCCTGCCCTTTCGTCCACCAGACCAAGGACCGCCAGCAATTTCAACTAAAATACGATGTTCAATTAAATGAAAATCAAAACGCCAATGCTTTGTTGATTTAAACTGGAATTTCTTTTCGTATTTAATTTCCAGATTATCTAAAGCTTGTGTAAGTTCTTCCTCTGCCTCTAAGTACTTTTGAGTAGCTTTAGGTAGTGGTCTGGATTTGGACTTAGGTTTAGGTTCTTTTTTCCGTGTTAGCCAAAAATACTCTTTATCATCCATACCAATAGCCTCTTATAAGAAGCCTTCTGGTTTATTGTTGAGGCGTGCAATTAATTTATTTTGCTTTGCTATGGCCAAAAAAAATCGCTCATCTAAGTGAGCGATCTGTTCTGTATTTAAACCTTTTGTATTGCAACTTCCCAAATGGTTTAGCTCTATTTGGAGCTGTCTAATCTCATGTGTAATTTTTTGAAATTCAGTCATACATACTCCAAAAAGAAAAAGCCCCGCCAATAATCGATATTTAGCGGGGCCATTTGCGCCGTAATACGTCCGGCAAACGATAAACTAGTTTTTAGGTGCTCTAAGGATGTTTAGAACTTTCTCAGACATATCATGTAAGTCAGATCCGATTGGCAACCAGAAATGGAAAACCGTATTGTCGCGGTTAAAAACCTGTTTGTAATATTCTGTTGTGAAACTTGGGTCGATATCAGAAGCTCTTAACAATCGCCCTTCTTTTTCAATCTTTTGCCCGTCAAGTTCACCACCAACACAGATATTCATTTTAAGTACCAGATTTTAATTAGACTGGACTATAGCACAAAATAAAAAAGCCCACCGATTGGCGAGCTCTTAAATTCATTCTGGCGATTACTTTACATTTCGCCCATTTTAGAAATCTTTATACTCAAGTGTATACCCAACTGTCAAGCGTAAGTTTCTTGACTATCAGGAAGTTCAAAACGGAATGATCGAGAAATACGCGTTCTAATTTCATTTTCCCATTCTGCAACGATTGATTCTCCAAACAGCTCAAACTTTTGATAGCTCTTAATATAGGCCGTTTTAGTTGCATTGATTCCCGCAAGCTGCATTTTTTCATTCAATGTGTAAGGACGTTTACCAGTGCCATTACATTTTTCACAGAACCTAGATCCTTCAGGATTACCTTTAGCATTAAATATTTCGATTTTGCCTATTCCCTGACATGAGCCACACATAGCCTTAACAAAAACATGGCCACGCAAAATAATCTCAGCCATTCCTTTAGCCAGATTAGTGAGATCACCTTGAGCATTAGTAGGTGTAAATTTTTTCTTTACCATTTCTTCATGAATCTTTACCGCTAATTTATTTCGCGCTCGGAAAAAATTACCAGATTTAATCTCGCCGCGAACGAATTCAACCTTGCCCGGAATATCTTCAATACGGCGTTCAGTTTGAAAATTAAAATCATATTTACTGTAAAAAGTTTCAGTTTGTTTTTGTGCCGGGGTAATTATTGCAATACGTTCAAAATCAACCTTCTCAACCAGTACTGTGGCCCAAAGCTTTGCAGCTGGTGATAACAGCGCTAATTCACCTAAAACTACATCTTTTGAAATTTTCTTACCTTCTGCTTTGCCTTGAGCAATAGCAAGGCGAAGTAACTCAATAAAATCAAACTTTTCAACTAACATAATCGCCTTCCTATTTACCCTTAATTAATAATTCAATTTGCTTTAATGCCATACCGGACTTAACTTGCTCTGTGCTGAACCGTAAAACTGTAAAACCCATCATTGCTGCGGAGTTGTATTTCTCCATATCCCCTAAATAGCCCTTACCTCTTGTGTGACGGCCTCCGCTCCAGATCCCGCCTTCTACCTCAATCAAAATCTTTGAACCCTTTATTAAAAAATCTGCTCTCCATTTGCGTTCAGGATGGAACTTATATTCCTGTTCAAAACCAATCTTGCATGCTCTTAAATGCGTTGCCAGAACCACTTCACCCACACTTGGTTGTCTGGCAACTTGCTTTGCTGAACGGCGCTTTTTATTTTTCTTTATGGGAAATAACTTGCGGTATTCAGCAATGCTGACTGATGACATCAAGCACCACCTTTGAGCACTTGCTCTATAGCTTTAAGGGTTCGAATCATTGCCATTTGTAGAAATTCATGATTGCCGCGCATGTCTTCTTCAACATACTGCAAAGCATATTGAGTCTCTTTTAATGCCCCATCTAAACGCTTTTGCAGCTCCTCCACTTTCGCTTGTTGTTCTTTTTGAATCTCCCAAGCCCACTTTCCAGATTTACCCTCAAACTCACTCATGGCTGGCTCCTTTTTCTGCATCACACATTTCACATTTATCTATATGCCCCCACCCATCATCTCGAATGAAGCCAAACCCCTTACAAGCCTTACATTTGACTTTCTTTTTCTCACCCACCAAGAAATATCGATCTTTCTGGTTGTAGGTAATATCAATAGAACCTGAGTAATAGCGCCTTAACGCCCCATCAATATGAAATTCGTGTGGACCTACACAAAACATCCACCCCGAATCCCCGCCGCACTTTGTAAACCATGTGAAATATGCTTCTCTCCATTTCACATAACGGCCAGACAGATGAGGAGTCAACAATTCAATTAAACGTGCTCTAAGCATCTCCATGCTTGCTGACATATCTCCATAGTGATATTCAAGATCGTAGCTATACTCGCCTGTGTTATATCTAGTTGGCATGAGATTCACCGCCTCCGTATATTGATTCGTGGTCGCGGATAGCAGTCATCACACGCTTAATTGAAATGGAACCATCTGGAATGAAGTCGCAAAAATCATCAAGAAAGCTCAATCTCCCATTTCCCACCATGCGAACATGCGTGTAACCAACATGCTTATCTGTCGTAATGAATGCAGGCGTTAGCTTCTCAACTCCACCTAAATCGCTGATGATTTTCAAAGACTCCACCAGACGTTTAAGCTCAACCAAATCTACAAAATACTTCTCACGATCTGCTGGGCTGATTTCTACACTTTGACCACATTGGAACTCATAACCCTCGTTCCATTCAGTTGCGTTATCGGGTGCTGAATCTACGATTTCCTTCGCGTATTGCAGTCCTTTATCTCTAATCAATTTAGATGCTTTCATGCATTCGCCCCATCAATTAGCTGAAGAATATTTCTAGGTATTGGCATACCTTCACGGCGGCACATCTCAGCGTATTCGTGCGGATTGTCGAAAGGATCTGGACCTAATTCTTTTGCAAGCTCAGGCTCTTTTTCTTTTGCCTCAAGTTTTTGAACTGGTGCAGGTTTACGACCATTGATTTTTAATCTTTCCATCAATGATTTGAGATGCTTTTGAGCCTCGTCATTGCTCACAGGAACGTGTTTAGGTTCTTTGTGTTCTAGTTGTAGCGGTGGAGCGTAAAACTCTTGCTGACGACCTTTCAATTGAGCTTTAGCCACCATCACGTTATAGGTTCCGAAGAAATTATCTTGAGCTGCTCGCATTTGGCCGGCTTCGATCAAATACATCACTTCGTCTAATGCATATTTTGTAATTTGTGTAATAACCACGGTACTGTCAGTCGTAAACTTACATGCACGTGACCAAGCTTCCTCTGGAGACATCCAACTTTCACCAATACACCAGGTGCGAAACTCAGCAAATGACGGCATAAAACGTCCACCTGCTGTAAGTAATCGAGCAAGTGCGTTGTTAAATTGGTTTTGTTGAACGCCAACCAGTGTTTTAAGTGCGATTTGCTCAACCACTGACAGAGGAATTGCGCTTTCGCCTGTTGCTGGAAATTGCTTATTGAACTGAGCAGCGTAAACAGTGCGAAGAGATGCGATTAATTGACGCACTTCGTTCAAGGTAATCTCATGCATGACCTACCTCCTCAATCATTGGAAACTTTTTTGCTGGGGTTACATCCACGATTTGAGATTCGCTCTGTTCTTCAAAAAGATTAGCGAAGTAACCCGACTCTTGTGGTTTTTGACCAGCTGAATTGATTTGCTCTTGTTTCTTGCGGTTAGCAGCAACTTGTTTCTCGTTGTTTTGAACCCAAGAGAACCACTTAACCAACCAGATGCTTGGTGTATTCAATGAACTAGATTCGTTTGCAAAGTACCAGTCACCGAAATTTTGAATCATGGTTCTCAAGTCGATTTCAGGTACAGAAACAAATCTTTGTTGAGCAAGTGAGATGAAATCGTATTGAAACTCGCTGTATTCAGAAATGAATTCACGCATTGAGTAACGCTTGTGATCATCGATCTGATACTGAGCAAATTGGATTGGTGTAAATTGCGAATTTTCTTCACGCGCATTACTACTACTATCTATATATTGGTTATCGGTTAACGGTTTATGGTTAAGGTTTTTTTGGCTTTCACTTTCAGAACCCAAAATTAACCCACTGGGTTTTTGTGGGTTTTCAGAATTAACCGAGTCGCCTTCACTTTGGTTTTCTTTTGGTTTTTCCTTACGTGGACGCCCACCTTTCTTACCATTTTCACGATTTTTATCCCCTACTTTTTGATAAGCGGCGATTTCTGAATCACAACGTTTGTTGTGAAACCCGTCTTCCTCTTCCACAAAAAACTCTTGCAGCACAATTAATACTGCATCCCTTTCTTCTTGGGTATTTGCACGTAACCGACGAAAAACCGACTGGGTTTCTTTGGGTAATGGTTTTTCATTCAAATAATAAAAATCGAGAGCACGGCGATAAAAGCACTCTTCAACTGGGCTAAGGTGCGCTGTAGCAACCATAAAGTCGCTGATATGGTGGAGATATTTATACATCAGTGACTGCTCCTAATTTTACAAGACCGCGCATTTCCAACTGACGAATAATTCTTGGAGGAATAAATTCGTTGTTGATTTTGTAGCGAATACGAGACTTTTCTTTCACCTGAATTAGTTTGTGCCCATCCTCCATGAGACGGCGAACTGCTATAGCCTGCCCCCCCCATATGGGTTAATTCTTCAAGTTGATAAAATCTTTCCTGAGCCTCAATTGCGGCATTCATAACTGAAAGTGGCATAGCTGCTAATTCTTTAGCCGAATAGATCTTTACTGGTTGTTCCAGTGGAATTACCACCTCTAGCGGTGTGGTGGAAACGGAAATATCCTGTTTTCTTCTTGCTGCATATCTCACTTTTCACCACCCTTTGGCTTAACATAGCCTCCAAAAGAATCAACCAAACACGCCTTGGTTAAGCTGGTTACAATCTGCTGTGCTAACCACTGCGTTATGCGAAATTGACGAGCCATAGCCTCTGAAAATTCAATCTTTGTTACCGCTGCATTATTTTCGTCATACCCTTTGTTGCGTAAATTTTGCTTTTTCACCTCAAATAGGTGGCCAAGTACTCGCAATGCAGGCTCATAGAAAGATTGGATTTCACTTTGCTGGCGAGAATCTTTGATTTGCTGTGTAAAGCTGTTCATGACACCTCCGCTAATGCTTGCTCAGCGCTTGTTAGTCGGCGTTTGGCATTAAGTTCTGCAACTGTTGCTGTGCGGATTTCTTTTGACGAAACTAAAATCAAATGATTCTCTGATTTGATGGTCCATAAACTAGTCAAGTTTTTGTTTTTAACTTCAAACAAATCATTTGATTTAAAAGTGCGGCACTCTTCAGTAAGTACAACAACGTCACCAGATAGAAATTCTGGTAAGTTGTAATTAGCCGATTGATTTGCTAAATTGTTTTGCATATTCGATTCCTCTAGCAAGTAATTGAATTAACTAGCCTGATGGACCAGATCAGGCTTTTTCTTTCTTTACCTTAGAAATATAAGTTGCAGCTTCCGACTTAAGCGCCTCTCGAAGTTGGCGAATGTGGTTTTCCATTTCTTCTAAGATTTCTTCTGTATCTGCTAATTCCGCAGGTGTAACAACTCCATCCTCTAAAACTTTGTGGACCTGTTGATTGGTTTGGCCATTGTTAATATTTATATGTAGCAAGGTTTCAACAATGCTGACTTCATGGCCTTTCTCATCCACTTGATTAGCTGGCACTAGAACATAACCAAGCATGTGTGCCCATGCCTTAACTAAAGCTGGGTTGCGTGTAAACTGAATCATTGCCTCAAGCTTCTTAATACTTGGTAAATGGCTTTCCATATTTGGGTTTGCGTAATTAAGTACGCTCTTGTAAGAGTCACCAAGTACGTTTGCAATTTCTTGCGGCGTAACTCCTTGTGACTGGTGAATCATCTTGTAAATTGCTGTTTTAGCCTCTGGGCTTAAGTTGATTTCACTCATATGTGAATCCCTCTTTAAATTTCACGTATACGCACGTTTGCTAATTTGTGAGAATTAGCTCACGGATTGGTTTTGCTTCTTAAGGTTCTTGCGAACATATTCCCAGTTAATATCTGGTCGTAATTGTTCTGCCTTAACTTGACCCTGAGTAATTTCCTCAATTTTCAAACAGCGATCTTCTGGAATTTTCTCAGGATTCCATTTGCTAGCAGCCCAAGGTGTAACCCCTATTTTTCGAGCTAAAGCTGAGATGCTCCCTGCAAAAGTCACAGCGTTATTAAATGCTTCATGTGGAGTAGTCATAAATGACACCAAAAAACCTACTTAAAGTAGAAAGAAATATACTACCAAAAATAGAATTGGTGCAACTAAAAATTGATAGTAAAATTCTACCCACAGTAGAAAAGAAGCCTATTTTGATGGAAGACGCTAAATACAAAGACTTTGCGGACCGACTCAACGCATTGATGAAGGCAAAAGACTCTCCAATTAAAACTATCAATGAGTTAAAAAATGCAATTGGTGTTTCTTATGAGATGGCTCGTAGATATACACTCGGTTCTGCTAAACCAAGAATTGAAAAGCTACAAACATTGGCTGATATTTTTGGAGTGGAAATTAGTTACTTAGACCATGGCACTAAGTTAGACAATAATATTGATTTATCAGATAAAGTTGGTTTCGAAGGACGCAGGGTTCCAGTAATCTCTTGGGTTGCGGCTGGTTCATTTACACCGATTGAGACAGTTTTGAAAGATACGGAAATTGAAGAATATTTACCGCCAAATAAAAGATGCGGGAAAAATGGATATGCTTTAAAAGTAGTAGGATATTCTATGGCTCCAACCTTTCTACCGGGTGATAGAATATATGTGAATCCAGACATTCAAACATTTGATCTTAAAACAGATGATCTTGTAATTGTAGCTTGCGCTGGCGATTCAGAGGCGACTTTTAAAAGGCTTATCATTGAGGGCGAAGGAACAAGTAAATTCTTGGAACCATTGAACCCAGACTGGCCTGATAAAATTATTAAACTTTCCGAAGATTGCCGCCTTGTTGGAAAAGTGGTTGGCTTGTACCGAGATATTTATTGAATTTCAGCTTATTTTCTTTGAAACC